TTCCCATTGAGTGCCACCCCAAATCCTAACTACACCTGATGATGAGTCATAATACATATCCCCATCATCTTTTGTTCTACCGCCTGTTGTAACGTAAGTATCTGCCGCAGAGTCACTTGCTTTAGCCCCAGCATACTTATCATCAAAGGTCGCAACAGATGCAGCCGCTTCTTCTGCGTAATATTTCGCAGAATATTCTGCACCATCCACAGTGCCGCCAGTATAGGTAGCCCAGTCTTTAGCAGAACCAGTTGTGCCTCTTGTCTGTGTACCTATGGCATATTCTTTAGCAGAATATTCAGTGCCATCTACTTGGCCTGTAGTTTCTACCGCCCAGTCTTTTGCAGGGCCAGCACCAGAGGTATCCGTTACGCCAGTGCCGCCAATAGACCAAGCCTTTGCAGAATAGTCTGTGCTATCAACAATGCCGTTTGTTTTAACAGCCCAGTCTTGTGCATTGCTCTCTGATGTTGCGGCATTAGTCTCGCTAGTAGCGGCATTAGATGCGCTTGTAGCCGCAGCAGATGCACTTGAAGCGGCATTAGTGGCTGATGTAGCGGCAGAAACAGCATCCACAATCAATTCAAAGTAGTTTGTGTCTGTAAGCAAATCACCAATAGCTGAATCTGCTACACAGATATATACGTTATCTAGCTGTGCCGCAGTTGTTGATTTAATAACATCATGCTTTACATAAGCGGCTGTAGTGGTGGTCGTATCTGTGCCTTTGTAATCACCAATAGTTGTTGATACCGTTACACCACCGTTAGCATCGAATGATAGAAACTTGTTCGCTCTAGTTGCTGATGAAGGTAGAGTAATTGAAGCGGCAGTATCAGAATCTGACAGCTTCATTGTACGGCTAATCTTGGTTTCTAGCTCTTGCTCAATAGCAATAACCTTGTCTAACTCAGTATTGAGTGACGAGATATTAAAAGGTCCTGATGTTGGGAAGTCTGTAGTTCTGTCTACAGGTATGTCCCTAAAAATAGTGAATGTATCAGTGCCTGTACCTCGGGACAGCGTGGTATCAATACCGGCCGCAGTGGTAACAATAACATTGATATCATCAAGGTCAAAGAATGGGAAATCAATCGTCAACTGCGTAGTATTAGCAGTTACGGCTTGGGTGTATTGGACTCTAGCGTCATTATCTGCAATTTCTATAGTAGCCATACTCTATCTATTCCTTATTCATGTTTTCCTGTCTATTCACATTACCTGTACCAAAAACTCCATCATATATTGGGTCTAGGTAAGGAAGATTGCCAGTTGGCATTATAAATCTAAAATCATTGCCAGTTCTGTAATCAACATTGCCAGTAGCAAAATCACCTAAAACGTTAGTTGCATTGATTGCTGCACTAGCACTAGGTCCAAATACAGCACTAGCTTTAGCCGCTGTATATACAGGATATGACTGCTGGTCTGTTAAGAATGGACGCATACCTAACTGATAGTCACTGACCTTTTCTATGGCATTGTTTACATCTGTAAACCATCCAAGCAAACCAGACCTATCAATTGCATTAATTAGTTTTTGGTCAAAACTTTCATAACTATCAAGGCCATACTGCGCTCTCTTAATCTCATTTACTATAGCGGCTAATCCAACAATTAAAAAAGCACCCTGCCAAAATGCTCCATCTTTTTCCTGCAAACCAGATGTAAGCATCCTAGTCATAGCACCTTGTCCATAAGACTTAAATTGGGTGAGCAATGAACCCATCTCAGTAGATGTCCACAATGCTCTGTCCCCAGCCCCGGGAGTAACAATAATACGTTCAACATTCTGATTTAGAGCGTTTCTAAACTTCAAACGCTGTGTAGCATCAGTCCATGCTTCAGTATTAGGCAACCATTCATTACCTTCTTTCTGACCAAAATTTTCTATATTATTACGCATAATGGTGTAGTCTTGCTGTCCTATACCATTCTTTAATAGCTTTTCCTTTTCTATTCTTGTAAGCCTATTCCATCCACCAGGCTTCATTATTGATTCAGTCATTCTTAGCATGGTTACATTACCAGCTATTTCTTTAAGTGCCTGATTCCAAATGTTTAGTCCATTCATTAGAAAAAACATACCAGTTGCATCATTCAAACTACGTTCAATAGCATACCGATTACCAAACAAATCGCCTATGTCAGACATAGCATGCGCTCTTAAGCCAAGAGTAGCATCAACAGCAACAGCCGCCTTCTCTAGCTCTTTCTTGGACATAGTTCTAATAATACGAGCTTGCTCATCAAATACTGCGGCAAAACCTTTACCATAAGCATTAGTAAAACCTTCAACCATAGCTATTCTTGCGATGTCTGGTATAGAGGAAATCATTGCACTGCCCATTCCTGTAAGCACGTTAAATGACTTCATTACTCTAACAAAACGGCTAGAAAGAGCATGAGGGTCTTTAGATGCACCATAAGTTCCTCTAAGCCTGTCTCTTAAACCTCTAATGTCTCTAAGGTCATTCTTTAGCCCTTGAGCTAACTCAGAACGCAACTGGTAATCTGCTGTCTCACCAATTAATCTCTGGTACTCATCTTCGACTTGTTTAATAAGGTCATCCATAGATGAGCTACCAAACTTCTTTGTAAGCTCAATATCCATACCCATAGTTCGTGTATGGCTTCTAAGAAGAGACTCAATGTCATTTTCAAGAAACTCTTCGATTAAATCATCGGGTATTTCAAGACTTCTTGCTTGAACACCAGATGGGTTCTTAATCCAGTCAAGAGCATCTGTTGCGTGTTCGTAATCAATAAATGGTCTTCTTCTTGTTACTGTATCAAGTATTTGTGCGGCAAATTGGTCTGCTTGTGTCGCACTCATACGTTGGCTTGTCATTGCCCAGTTTTTAACAATACCCAAAAACCTCGGTATATTTTGTTCAATCTTGTCTATTCTATAAATACGAGGAACATAAGAAAGTGCTGTGTTTACAGTAACACCCTCATCTCTAAGTCTCTGTAGCTTCTCAGTTAATGTACTAACCAAAGCCTGATTATTAGCAGCTCTGGCTCTAGCAATGTCATCAGCTAGTTCTCTTTCAAACAACCTAACAGAATTGGCTTCATCTTTAATTTTGTTGAATACTTTTCTGTATTCTTGAGCCGCTTGATTAACAAAAGGAGTAGCCGCATCTTCAATAGAGTCGGCATCACCTCTACGCATAGCCATACCAACACGATTTCTAAACTGTACTTCACTTAAAGAGCCATCATGTCTTTTTAGCAAATCATCTATTTTGTCAGTAAATCTCATCTTAGTCATCTGCAATGCTCTTTTTGCAGGACCTGATGCAGCTTGAACGTTTCTGTATGCCATATAAGCCAAATCAGACTTAGTAATAGCTTCAAGCAAATCTGGATAATAGGTTGTTCTAAAAGTAGTTTCTACAGACTGAGCCATAGCTTCGCCTTGTTGACGCACTTTCTTTTGCATCAAACCGCCAACATCTACCATTTCAGGTGCTAGTTGACGAACAATGGCGTTCTTGCTCTGGAACATTCTCTGAACAGGATTCCAACCTAGCTTTTCTATGCCTATTCCAGTTTGCTCTAAAGCTTCCATTTCTAATTGTCTGTAAGCGTTAGTTCTTGCAAGCTCTGGGCTAATAGACGCACCAGCAGACGCAACTTTTTTAAGTTCTGTGATTTCTTCTGCTGTATATTGAGATGTACCCCCCAAGAAATTTACACGCAAATTATCTTGATTCAATTTCATCTCAGCTAAAGCCGCTGGACTCATGCTTTTGCCAACATACATTCCAATAGCACCGCCTAATATACCAGCCGCAAATGCTGAATAAGCGGCAAGATGAGCGTCTCTACTTTCGTTGTTTGCTTCTATTATGGCTTGAACACCAGCAGTAGGAACATACCCACTTACAAATCCACGACCAAATCTTCTTAATCTATCAGCACCACTTAGAAATTTGGGGAAAATAGGTGCGGCAATAGTGGGGTCTGTAACGCCAGCAACAACAGAAAATGCAGCTCCCGATTGGCTACGCTCAATAGTTTTCATATCCTGATAATCGCTGTTTAGGTTATTGTACCTATCCATAGCTTCTGTGTGACTGCCAGAGTGTCTAAAGAAATAAAGACCATCTTCACCAACCAAGCTTTTTAATCTGTGGTCATTATAAACACTATATCCCGGAACATCTCTTCTTCTGCCTGTCATGTAGGCCGCACCAAGACGAGATAATGCAGGAATAATGTTGTACTGCCTAAAAGCGGCCTTTAAAGCTTGAGTGTTTGTAGGAGTGAACATATCGTAGTCATACTCAGAATCACTCTCTAATGTGCTTCCAACAGGAGTACCGTAACGTTCTTTGCCTATAAAATTAAATTGAGGTTGCGATTCAATCACACCCTCTTCTGGTTTTGTTCTATCTACTTTGATATTTGGATTTGGCTTGGGAACTTGGTCAATAACCAAACCAGCATCTATTTGAAAAGCTCTTTCAGCATTTGATATTTGCTGTGCTTCTTCTGTTGGTACAAAATCATCGGGAACAGCAAAGCTTTCTTCTGCTGTAGCACCATATCTATCTACGCTAAATATAGCTTCAAAAGAACCTTCTTCCGGCATAGGGAATGCAGGTGCATTAGCTGTAGGTTCAGGCTCTGAAATAACATCTTCTTCAGGAACTGATTCTGGGGCAGTTACTTCTTCTACAGGAGGCTGTGCAACTTCTTCTGTAGCGGTTTGTGTATCAAAATCATCTGGAAGAACAACATCACCAGTAAGTCTCTGGTTATATCTTCTGTTTTCTTCCATAAAAGGCGATGTTTCACGCCTTATATCTTCTGCTGTAGGTTGGCTAAATTTCTTTTTTTTTACGCTATCGTAATCACCAGAGGCACTATGCAAAGCACCCCTAAAATCAAACTCTATTACAGTATCGCCTTTATCATAATTGATATTTGTCTTTTTTCCTTCAGCACCAGAACGAGTAATAGAAAAATCTTTGATAGGGCTAAAGCCAACTTCATTGGCGACCATATTGTAAAAATCTACTCTTCTGTTAGCTAATCCACGCAATACACCACTTTCTCCTGTTTGTGGGTCACTTGCACTAACAATGTCTAACGTTTGCTTTGCGGCTTCTTCGTAGTTCCCAGCAGACAAAGCAGAGCTAAATCCCTTAAATGCAGATATATTACCGCCATTATAAGCAAGGTCTACAGCCGACATTTTTACAGACTTAGGCCACTCACTATAATTAGGAAATTTCTTTTCAATCTGTTTTGCGTTCCAAATAACATACTCTTTAGCCAATTCTTTATCTGAAAGCTCATCAGCATTTACGCCTTTGGTCTTAGATATTTCATCAACAAAATTTTGAGCTAAAGTTGTTAATCCATAACCTCTAGTATAACCACCGCCTTCAATAGCCTTTCCACCACGAGTTCCCTCGTGCTTGGCAAGTAACTTCATATATTCTTCAATCCATTGTTCGGCCATTTTATAGCTTGCCCCATGAAATTATACTGTTCCACAGACGAATTAGGTCTGTTACCTCTTCAGGCTTTAAAGGCTCTCCCAAGCTTTTGAGAAACTCAGGACTAGCCCCAGGACTTGTACTAAGTCTAAGCTCGTTAAAAGCCTTAATAATTGGATTGAGGCTCATATCATTGCCATTATGATTGTAGTTTTCAAAAACACCCTGAATTAAAGACTGGTCAAATAATCCGTATGCAGACCAAAACTCTTTGATTTTTGAAGTCTGTATTGAATCCATAGCTTTTTGATAAAATTCGTTTTGAACAGAAGTGCCAAAATTATATGTATAATCTTTAGCAATAACCGTTGCGTGGTCATATTGGTCTGTAACTATCACGGTATATGTAGGCTCACCACCAAATCCCATGTTAGCATGAAAACTTATGTTTGATGCACCTGAGTTGCTTGGGTCAAGAGCAAGTCTTACAGCTTCATCAAGCGTTGGATTTCTAAAAGCACCTTCAGGTCCTGAAGCTAAAAACTTTCTAGCAACATCCTGTACTATCATTTCCTGATTAATCTGAACGT